TTTGAAGCACTTGCTGCTTCTTTTCTATTCAAAACGCCATCGCCATTCTTATCTGCATGATTAAATAATTGAACGCTAACTTTGAACTTACATACTTGTTGCATTTCTACTAGAGAAATCTTTCTGTCATTGTTCTTGTCAAACTTTTCAAGTTTCCAATCTGCAAAAGAAGGGCTAGCAAACAATACCAACGCTACCATTGATACTAGCTTCTTCATATTTACTCCTATACAGTTGGGGTTATCGCTAACACCATTATAAAAAAAACTGCTACTAAGAAACAAACCTCGGCAGCCTCTTCAAACTTTTTCCAATCCATTTATATTTTCCTTTATAATCTATAATTATAAACAATTATAATTTGTGTGTATATATGATATAATGGATTTTAAGGTGGCCACCCTATTGGGTGGCCTGTCGACTTATTTCGTTTCGGGTGTGGTTTGGGGTTCTTCTGCTTCTGGCTCTTGTGTCAGAGACTGTTGAAGCATGTTTTGAAACGAAGTAAGTGCAACGTTAACTTGATCTAGTTGAAATTGAGCTTGAAATTGTTTCTGTCTAAGATCAAGTACTTGGTCGTACATATATCTTTGATTTGGTTCTAAATCGTCGACAAGAAATTCTTTATCATCAATTACGATCTTTTGTGGTTGCTGTTGTTCAGCCATTATAATCTCCTACTTTTTCTTTCCAATGTTATACTTGGTTACTAACTCCCACTGATCTTTTTGACCAAATGGAATCACTTTGATTTGACTCAAAGATGAAACTGGTTCAGCACTCTTTTGAGGGGTGACCAGTTTCACAAGACCCCATTCGTCTAAAAGATTAGCGATAGTGTTTCTACGAGCAACATCATCTACTTCAAAGTCAGTGGGTTTGCCATCTAGTGCAAATAGTTCTTTGAAATGGACAATGTAATACTTGCCTTGTTTATGAAGTATATGACAGGATTGAAATAACGTATTACTTTTTCTTGAAGCAACACCAATACGAGTCAGCGTCTCCCTAACTTTTAGAAAGTCGTCTGACTGTGAAAGCGTTACTTCTATCATGTCATCTATTTTAATCATTATCTTTAATACCTATAGTAAGTTTGTCACGTATAGATTGCAATTGTTGTTTGTTGAGGACAGATAGAACATCTTTGGCTTTTTGAATAGAGTATCCATAATATTGACATACTATATCCAGATCGTCGTTGTTCTCTGGTTTTGCCCACTTTGCAAATCTCTTCTTTGGACGTATACTATTTAGTAAAAACTCATATTGTAGCTTGTTGTCAAGCAAATGATTACGATTCATTTCGTTTGCATACAGCAATGTGTCTGTGAAATATGACAATGATCGATTGACCAAGAAAGGTACATAAAGTTTCTCAGTCAATTCGTCATTGCCGCTTTCTTTCATCAGATTCTTCTTATTGAAGTTGATGCTGTTTACAAAGTCAAATGGATTCATTACTTAGTTTGTTCACCCAACCATTCATTTTCACCATGATACACAGGTGCATCTTTTAATGCATCTTGCACAGCCCATAGTGTATAGTATAGTTTTTGTTTGCAAGCCCAACCATTGTATCCATCAATCATTGGATCGTGCATAACACCTTTCCATTGATCAACTTGGTCGTACATACCTGTAAGACCCACTTCTTCAATAAATGGCATAACTTCTCCTATTTGAATTGCGTCTCTGCCATCACCTGTGTTAAGAATGCGACAAGATTAATCTCTTGGTCTGCTACGAATGCCGACTTATACTGATAGTCTGCAATCAATAACACTAGTTGTGGTATAGAACTTGGTTGCATTTTTTCTGATGCAATGTCATAAAATTTCCTCATCAGTGCTGTTGGATCACTATCAACATTGATAGCTACCCACTTTCTAACACCAGTGAAGTTCTTTTCTTTCATTAGCTTAATCAGATCGCTAAATGAATCGTCACTTGTATTTGCAAAGATACCTGTATCAATTATTCCATTGACACTGTATCTCTGTAGTTCGTTAAGGACACGTCTCCAGTCTGGATAATGTCTTTGTACTACTTCTGCTACAACTTTATCTACGAACTGTACTTGTTCTTGTTGTAGTATTGTTTTTACTCTTTCAAAGAAAGCACCAGCTAACTTAGGTGCATCTTTCTTTTGATAGTTGAATTCAATTACACTACATCTTGATTGTAGAGGTGTAATGATTCTGTTCTTGAAGTTGCATGTAAGAATGAATCCACAATTTGCAGAATACTCTTCCATAAAGTTACGAAGAGCTGGCTGCGTTGATTGAGGATTTAGGTAGTCGGCCTCATCTAAGATAACATACTTACGACCACCAGCAAACGATACAGTTGTTGCAAACTGTGTAATATCGTTACGTAAGGTATCAATGTTACCATGCAATGAACCATTGATGACAATGTAATCGCAACCTAATTGTTCTAACATAGCCTTTGCTACAGTAGTTTTACCTACCCCAGCAGAACCAGATAAAAGTAGATTAGGTATATTCTCTTGATCAACAAACTTCTGAAACGTTTGTTTGAGATCGTTTGTTAGAATACATTGTTCAATAGTTTTAGGTCTATATTTTTCTACCCACAAAAATTCATTCATATTATTCAAAGAAAGTTGATGTAGACTCCGCAGCAATCCAATATTTGACCTTAGGTCCGTGTTGGTTTACAGAAGTGAACACTGGTGGTGTTCCTTGCGAAAGATCTACTTGATAATCATAATTCATAAGTTTAACATTCTCTACTTTGAACACAATGCTAAACTTTTTACCTGTACTGTTGCTATCAACAATTGTACTGAATGTATCAGCTGTTGGATTCTTTGAACTATATGCTTGTAGTTCAATTGACGAACCATCAGACGATAGTCTAATCTCAGGCAATTGTAATACAGCAGCAGACTTTAGAACCCCAATCAAGTCAGATGACTTAAGCGTCACAGAGAGCTCGATTGGATTTTGTTTTAGTTCTTTGTCTGGTGGTGTAACAATCATACTGCTGTCTGCAAAACCATAGTTAAGGCTTGACTTGCTATCTTTGATAGTAACAAACTTTTCTTGGAATTGTAGAGCAGGATCATTGAACAATGTCAATGCACCTAAGAATCTATTCAGATTGTGAATAGCGCCAGCTGAAGGAAATGTATCATCAACTGTAGCCTTTGCTAATATGTTCTTTTGTGGCGAGATTGTGGATACAATATTGCCAGGTTTGAACTCAATGCTTCCGTTGATAGTCGAGAAAGACTTCAACACATTGACTGTTGCTTCACTTAATTTCATAATAATAATTTACCTCTTACATATTTTTATTTTTGCCAACCTTTGAAGGGTCAGCAGTTGCTGGAGCACCAATAGACGCTAAGTCTTGTAGTGATCCACCGAACACGAATGACCCCATGTGTTGGAGTTGCATCCATGGACATAACCATATGCCTAAACCAGCCCTATTAGCCCACTGGCAGAACATATAGTCTTCAGACAAGTACCTGTTTGAGTACTCTTCTCTATCAATACCTTTTTTGCAATCCTTAATAAAATCAATCACCTCCTCAGGTTTAGCTTCTGGATTTTGCTCATAAAAGGCTGTTAGTTCAGGTACTACATTTGTGTACTTGTCGTCAATCAATGCATCAAAGAAAGCATGAATCTCTCTTGTTCCATCGAAATGTTTTGTTCTTACGTGATCTGGTTTGTATGACATTTGAGGATAAGCATCTTTGAATGTTTCAAGAGCTTTCTTTGTAAACATCATAAATCCTGTACCACCTTCCATTACCTGCTCAGGTTCAGAAAGACTCATTGTTGTCTTACCGCCTACAGGATTAAATACGTAGTCACCTACGAACTTAGATAGTACTTCTGGATCCTCATCAGCGACACCTTGATCAACTGCATGTTTAATCTTTTCCCAAGAAATACATTTTTTAGGATAAGGGCCACACATAATATCATATTTGTTTTCTGGATCTTCAGTATCCATTAATGCTAACATGGTGATAACGTCATTAGCAGTAAATGCAATATCACTATCGATAAACATCATATGAGTACTATCTGACCTTAGAAACTCATCACAACAATAGTTACGTGCACGAGTAATCAAACTCTCGTTGAATAGGTAATAGAACTTACATTCAATACCATAATGCATGCACAATGCAGATAAGTCGTTTGTTGACTTAGTAAACATACCTGCACATTGGCCACCATACATTGGTGTTGCAACGAATAGTTTACGCTTTCTAAGCTCTTCTAGTTGAATTTTAATTTCCATTTTAGTTCCCGTACTTCTTATCGTGTTCTTTACCTACACCATAATCACCATCATACATTGATAGCGTTTCTGCTTCAAACATTAAGAATTGTGCCACTCTTGTACCTTTCTGAATCTTAGCTGGGCCACCTTCGACGTGAAGTGCACCAGCCATTACTCCATGGTAGCCTGAATCGTATAGACCACTAGTAATGAAGAGACCGTTTCTATTAAGGGTCGATCTAGTGATCACCCATCCTGCATAACCTTCAGGGATTGTTACAATATTCTCCATGATGATTTCATATGTTCCTGGCTCTAAGTAAAAATATCCATCATGTGGTTCTACTTCCCAAGATCCTCTATGCTTCTTTGTGTTTTCAGATATCTCAAACTCTTTATCTTCTAGTCTGAATATCTTACCTACTCTCAAGTCGACAGCATTAGGTTGGCTGTCTCCTTCTTGTACGTTAGTCAAAAGAGGCTCACTAGAAACCCATTTAGACAGGATATGTCTCATACTCATTTTGTTTTCTCCTGTGTAAAGTGCCACAACAGAATAGTGTAATGAATGATTTTCATTAGGTCTTTTTTATTATAACCATCCTTCTTACCATACCTCATAGCGTACTTAATAATATTAGAATGACAGGCTTCTTTCTCCTGTCCCATTTGTTTCCAAACATCAATCGTTTGGATCTCTTCGTCCTTAGTACCAGCCTTCTCATTAACATAATGAGCAGAATAAGTAGATTCAATGTACTTACCTACTTCTGCTAGTATCTTGTCTTCGTCAAATCTATACTTCATAATTTTTCACTCGCATTGAATCTTTCAACTAGATTGTCAATATATGCAACGTTACGTCTTGCACAATCAATGAGGTTATCATCTTCTGTATCGAAGTTAAAGTCAACGTGCTTCTCAAACTTACCCTCGAAAAGTCCTGTTGGGGATCCATCAAACTCAATTCCGTTTAGTCCAGCCCAAACACCAGCACTAGAATCCCAAGTGTCAATACTAAAATTACGAAGTAGTGAAATTTCATTTGGACCGTCAACCATTCCAAGGAAGTGAATTTTCTTACCATTTGCTTTAGCAAGTTGTAACAGGTTTCTATCATAGAGCTCATTCATGAATTTCCATCGAGAGTTAAATCTTTGTAGTTTGTTTCCTACTTCACATCTATACGCATTAGGTACAGCAAGAATACTAATACCAATATAATCAATAAGAGGACTTGATGCTGCCCATGCAAATGAAGTAATTAAATCTTCTAAGTCACCAACGTCACTCTGAGGCACAAAGAAAGTACCAAAACCATTTTCTTTAAACACTGGCGCGTATCTTTTAGCATCATCAATGCCTACCATAGAAGGCATGCTTGGATGATCTGGTAATACAATATGAGTAGCTTTTACTTTTTTTGCAAGCTCTACTAGCTTTTCTGGATCAAACATAGGCAACTGAGCTTTGTATAACTCAAATGCACTATTGTCCATAATGTTGAGGAACGGTGTTCCCATTGTTTCTGCTTCTTTTTGTTCACCGAGATAAAAGTCAATGTATTCTTGATTGCCCTCTTCGATGATGTGTGCTAATGTAAGGTGTGCTGTACGATTAGTTGTGATTACTTTATCTAGCAGTTTGCTAGGTGCAATATGACAAAATCTCATAATATAATTTCTCCATGATATAATTAATCTTTCTGTGGTACTCCAGCTTTACCTGACGATGTAGGTCCATCGCTCTTAGGTGTTATCTCGTCAGCATATCTGACGTCCCACTTTTTATTTTTTAGGTCTTCAATCTGATCGTTAGTTAGATTAGTACCTGGTCTCAAAAACCCCATAGCATTTTTGCCACAGGACTTCACTTCCCATTGATTGCCTGAGGGGTTTCCTCTACATACAATAGTGTTCGGTTTAAGTTGTTCTTGTTCCAAGAAATCGGAAAATTTTTGCATACTAATTCCATATTAACCTGCACCCGTTCTCGTTGTCTTCTGAAACTTCTATAGCGAGACCTCTGTCAGGATACTTGTCTTGTATATATTTAGCTAAATCTTCAGCTATCATCTCGCATGATTTGTAATCTAATTGCAATGTGTTTTCGTTGTAGAGAGACTCTAACTCTCTTTTGAATAGGATGAACTCAACATCTCTATCGTCGTGGAACACTTCCAGTTCTACTCTGAAATGGAATATGTGTCTGTGCGGATACCCTAGAAAACTAACATCTGCTAGCTTAGGGTCTTCTAGTGCGGCAGGATATTTGTGGATGCCTTCTTTCTGAAATGTCACCCATATAAAACTTTGCTCTGTAGTCAAATTATTTCTCATCATCTTTCCTCGGTTTAGGAACCATTCTGAATGTACATGCTGGACTTCCGTTAATGATAGGCATTCCAAACTCATCATATTCGATTGACTCCACGGTTACTCTTTTATTTTTAAACTTACCTACCATAATAGTATCGCCTACTTGTACATCCAATTCAATCACACGTACTCCACTGGCCCATAAATGTAGTATTCAGTATCTGTATGTTCATAACCATTTTCTTCTAACCATGTAGAATAATAAAAGTCATCATCAGTCTCTTGTGCTTCTTCTAGCAATTCACAATCGCCTTCAAAATCTACACTAATACCATCAAATGTACCACACATCTCTACATCTGAAAATTCTTGATACAGATTTATCTCTGTACCATCTTTACAATTGAAATAATCTTGAAGCAGTCTAGCTTCCTTTAGGCTGTCGCATGTAATTTGAAACTCTCCGTTTCTCCAAAGAGTCGTTACTGTAATTTCATTATAGTTTTCATCTTCATATCTTTCAACTTCAACTAGACTCTTTTTATTCTTTGCGCGAACTAATACTGGTTTATCAATAGGGATCATGATAGTATTCCATATCCTCCAACTGATACAGCAATAGCATTCCAAGGATGCAATGACTCTTCATGAGATGCAACAACACTAAAGTCATCAATCTTACCTTTGTCAACCCAACCGTCTAATGCTTCGTGTAGAATTCTAACAGCATCTTCTGAGAACAATAAGTTAGCACCATTTAATTCTGCAAACGCTTGCTCGTCTCTTCTCTTAACAACAATCTGTACTTCTGTAGGAATATGCTCTCTACACAGATCAACTAAATCTTCAATCCAAACAATGTTATCATTGCCTCTATTGAATGCTACTTTAACTTTGAGAATTGATCTTTGACTATGTGCGTTAGCAGCCGCTTGTCTCTTCGTGCGCGCGTCGTGCGCCAACTCGAAAGAACAAGGACAAGTACTAGAATACACATAATCAATAGTAAGAAACCATCTATAATCTCCATCACGATATTGACCCTCTAATTCTGTCTTGTATGCAATATGTCCTTTAAGCCCTTTTGATCTAAGTGCTTCTTGGTACATTGGATATTTGAATCTAAGTTTACAATATGCATTCTTAGATCCTTGCTTTTCAGCTAGATCTTTAATAGCTGCTTCCATACCATCTAATGATAGTTGATCTTTGATCTTCTCATGCATAATGAGATATAATCTTGATAAGTTAAGGCCTTTAGCCATTGGATCATCCAAAGAACAATATAGACTAGCTTCTGCTTGTAGAAGTTTATCTTCGCCACCACTACGACTTCTCAATCTTACAGGTAAATCTACAGGCGCAATACCAACTTTCTTAAGAGGTACTCTCGCTCCAGGTAAGACTGGATCAATCTGAGGATCTGGTAAATCGTCAGTGTAAAAGTCTTCATCATACGTGAAGATCGTATCTGGCATTTTCTTTGAATAATCTATATTAGGCATTTATTGGCTTCTCCATATTGATACATGTTGCGGAGTTAGACTCGTGTTCTCTAACTGTAACACTTTCAACCCAACATCTATCTCCATACTTGTCTGCTATTATACTAGATGCTTTATCAAAAGTCAACTCTGCAAATCTCTCACAACCAACAGCATCAACTAGTCGCATATCAATAAGGTTTCTATCCTCCAATAGTAGAACAGTGTCCATTTCTGGATCATCTTTAGCAACTAGGTAAGTATGATCAAACATATGCTTTAACCATTCTTTTAGTTCTTTAAGACCGCCAAAGTCTACTACCCAGTTCTTTTCATCTAAATCTTTTGATCCAAATGTAAGTTCAAATTGAAGAGCATACCCATGTATCAGATTACAATGACTATCTGCTCTCCATTGTCTAAATGCACAGCTGTGGCCAGTGCTGTGTGTATAAGTTTTGCCACTCAAGAATCTCTTCTTCATTACTTTTTACTCCAAACATAATTTACTTTTCTTCGATCAAGTTCACGAATGCACTTGACTCTTAACTTTTTGTTTACCCCTGTCTTGTTTATTGTTTCAAACAGCTCGTCCACTGTTTTCTGTTTAATATAGTCATGGGTAAATTCAAACGTCTTTCCTCTACCTTTTATAAACTTTCTTATTGATTTTCCAAACTTTACTGGCATGATCTTATTATTCTGTAACTCCTATATAACTGAAAACATTTTGCGGATCCTTTGCAGCTGCAGGCCAATCGCTTTCAGGTGGTCTTGCATTTCCACTGATAGATATTCTAACATCACCACTAACATTTTTCTTAGTAAAGTGAGGGACGAAGTCAGGAAATATAATCAGTGTTCCTACTTCGGGCTGCTCCTCCATCATTACTTTCTTACAACACACATCAAAAGCCCACACAATATTTCCACATTTAGGACTTGTTTTACTATAGTAAACCCAAGAGACACCAGGTGGATTACTTGGGGTGGCGTGTGAATGATACATTGTTGATTCGTTTGGAAATAGTATATGTGCCCATTGATTATCTGTTTGAAAATATGAGTTAACATTTTTCTTAATTACTTCATCTACTTTTTCAAGCAAAGTCTTGCAAGCAGGATTGTCTGTAGGAAAGAAGCTATCTTCTTGAAACGTATTGCCGATAGCATCATCTAGCTTCATATCTTTTCTTGCTAAGACTACGTCGTTGATAGTATCGTTATCAATACCATCTAATTTTGTTACGTATTTGCCCATTAATATAAGTGGTGAAAACATTTTATACTCCTATCTCATTACCATAAAGGTATGTGTGAACCCTAGCTGATACATTAAACCCTCTAGCCTGAGCCATTCTAGCAACGTCAGCGTCAACTAGTTTCTGACCTTCTACAGTCGCACCACAAGGCATTATCCAAACTGGCCAGTCAACACCTTCTGCTCTAAACTTAGCAATTACTTCATCTAACTCATCCCATTGTTCTTGCTTAGGACCAAGAACAAACTTAAGCTGCCCATTGGGCTTACCGTCATTTACTTTCTTTTGTCTATGAACCATTAAATTATATTCCGCAACGAACTCTGGCTTGATTGCCCTTTTTGGATCCTCACCAGCAACTGTCCATAACTTAGGTGAACAAGATATAAAAGGCGTTGCTGGATGAACTCCAGCATTACCTACGAAGTCCATAAACTCAGGAGTCAGTTGTTGTGTGCCATTAGTTTCCCATGTAATATTGATAGGCTTCTCACCTGCTAGCCTTCCTCTGAACTGAGTCCAAATCTCCATATAAGCGTTCTGTGCATGCTTCATTAATGGTTCACCGCCAGTCACGCAGAAGTGTATATCTTGTTTGGATAAAGGATGTGTCCATTTACCAGTAGGATTAAATTCATTTGTATGAGCTTCTACTAACTTCTGTGCAATCTCTTCAGCTGTATGTTTATGCTGTAAATGTCTAAACTTTTTAGACCATGAGTATGAGGAATCACATCCTTTCTCCCATACAGGTAGGTCCTCAATCTTAGTGATATCTGTAATATCAATAGTCTGATATGGAAGATCATAACTGTCTGGGTTAGTAGGATCATCTTGACCGAACCCATCACACTGTAAGTTGCAAAGAAAGAATCTTAACCACGTACTAGGAACACCAGTATAATGTCCCTCACCTTGAATCGAATGAAATATTTCTGAATATGCTATTGGTTTCATTTATTTTTTACCTTTTTAAGGTCCCTGGTACGCTTTCTCAATTGACGTAAAAGTTTCCTTTGTTTATCTTTAGCTCTTTGTAGTACAAGATCGCTAACGCCTTCCATAAAGTTGCCACCCTCAAGATGTTCTAACTCATGCTGAAAACATCTAGCACTCATACCATTAAATTTCTTTACACAAGGGTTGCCATATGGATCCATAAATCTAACTCTTATCATTTCTGGTCTTCTCTTCTTAAGATAGAAACCAGGGAATGTTAGACAACCTTCATCTAACAAAATATCTTCACCAGCAGAAGCAGTAATCACTGGATTGAAACAAACAAAACCAGGCTCCCCTTCCATTACGAATACACGATATGGTAATCCTAATTGATTAGCTGATAAACCTATCCCTCCATAGTATCTCATATGAGCTAACATATCTATCCCAAGCTCTACTGGATCTACAGGCGGATTGTTAAAATCAAACTTCTCTAGTTTAGTTCTCAGCAATGAATGTGATGGTTCAACTAGATTATACTTTTTCTTAAATTCTTTATCTGTCATTCTGCAATCCTTGAGAAGTTCTTATGCTTCTCGAATCTAACTACATTAGAAAACTTATCGAGAAGTTGATCTGTCTTGTGAGATATTATAACGATATTTGTATCTGAAGTCAACTCTTTTATGATTTTTAAGAACTCATCTGTACCTGATGCATCGAGACTACTGTCAAAAATCTCATCCATGATCAGTATATTAGTAGATGCACTATTCTTTAACTTAGCAATGGCTCTCCATGTAAACAATAACGATAGGTCAATCCTCATCTTTTCTCCTTCAGAGAATGATGCGTATGCAAAATCGTCTCTATGACGTGACCTAATTGTTTCTTTGAAGTCTTCGTCCAAATGGAAGTCAACAAAGAATTCCATAGCAGCTAAGTATTTGTTAATTAGCTTGTTCATCACAGGAACATATTGTTTAATAATTTTTGATTTAATACCTGTGTCTTTCAATAACACTTGAGCAGTATTAAAAACAGTCTGTTGTTGTCTTAGTGCAACTTTTCTCTTTTGAGTTGTCTCTAACTCGTCTGTGAGTTCTTGAACCTTAGTAGCTGCATGGTCTGAATTGTTGTTCTCCGAAGTGCTCTCTTCAACTTCCTTCTCCATACCCTCAATAACCGAATTGATGGATGAGATTTCTGCTTTAAGACGGCCTGCATTTCTTTCTGCTTCCGTAGCCTCATCCTGTATTCTCTTAAGATCTGATACTCTAGCGGACTGAGCTTGGATTTGTGTCTCAAGTTGCGTAAGACCTGTTTCTGTCTCCGTGATAGAGGAGTCAGTCTCATCTGTGACTTGTCTTTTGAACTCGTCATCAATTTCTTGTCCGCACGTCGGACAGTCGCTGTTGTCTTCATAGAACTTTAATTGCCTTTTCAGTTTAGTAATCTTGGACTCAATTTGTCCTTCAAGTGCAATCAATTGTTGCACACGTTGAGAAACAGACTCTAACGGTGCACACTGCTCTAACAACTCTTTTGCATGACCTTCAACAAGAGCTAGTTCTGATTGTAACTCAGATACCTTGTCTTGTTTTTCTTTAATCTGTAGCTTGATCTTATTTAGCTGTTGTTTCTTATCTTTAGCAATATCTTCAAGATATTGATTTTGAATTGTAATTTTTTCTTCTAACAGATTGACATCATAATCTACCTGCTGTAGTTGTGATCTATTGTCTGCTAGCTTGTCTTTTAACAAAGCAGCCATGGTACTAAAGATTTGAATATCAAGCAAATCTTCAATGACTGTTCTTCTATCAGCTCCAGACAATTGCATGAAAGGAACAAAGTTCCTACTACCTAAAACTACAATCTGTGTGAATGATTTGTAGTTCATTTTTAAGATACTTTGTTCTAGTACTTTCTGATAGTCTTTTGTATGGGCATCTTGGTTTAGTAGATCGCCGTTCTGATAAACCTCAAATAGTCTTGGTGCGTGGCCTCTCACTACTTTATAGTGATTACCTCCAACCTTAAATTCAACTTCTACCTTTAGGTGCTTCTTATTAATTGAATTAACAAGTTGAGGATTGTTAACTTTTCTAAACGGCTTCATGTATAATGCATATGACAATGCATCTAAGAACGTAGACTTACCAGCTCCGTTCTCTCCAATGATTAATGTATCTTTATGTTTATTGAGGTCTAACTCACACCAATTATTTCCATACGATAGAAAATTCTTCCATCGAACCTTTTCAAATATAATCATAAATTTAACTTACTTGTAATGCTTCTTGATATAACTCTCTTAAAAGTTTTTGTAGATCAACCCTGTCATTCTTTATGTCTAAATTAGTAACATAGTTATCTAATATTGTTAATGTATCTTCTGCTTCATCAACGATGTCTGCATCGTCTTCAACATCTAAGTGTAAGTGGTCTTGGACCACTTGAATGTTCAAAGGATCGGATCCTTCTAATTTTTCTATGTACAAATCAAATAATGTAGGATTGTCTTTATTCTTAATAATAACCTTAACTACTTTGCCTTTGTAATTCTCAAACTGTTCTGTCTGTTTTAGCAGACCGTGCATATCTAATCCAGTATCATCATACCACACTTTATGAAACATTGTATGAGGATTAGGTATAAACTCAATCGTTCTTGTGTCAGTGTCCAGTATATGAAAACCTTTTTGATCGTTGTAGTCACTCCAAGTCATCTCATACGGACACCCAAGATAGTTAACATTGCCATTAGTTGACTTGTGATGATAATGTCCGCTGCAAACTAGATCAAATTTCTTTAGCCAGTTGTCTGACATACCGTGATCAATAAATCCACCTTTATACATTTGGTACCCTGCTAACTCTAGGTGACCTAGTAGTATCTGTGCAGTAGTTTTATCTGCCATAACAAATGTTTCTTCTTCATTTGCATCACACACCCATGGAACCAACATTATTTCTGTACCATCTAACTCAATAACTTCAGGTCTAGTATAAGTTGTAATGTTTGTATACTCCTCCATTAAGAGGTCTACACTATTGACTTCTAAAGTATTCTTATATACGGAGTCATGGTTTCCGACGATGCAGTGCATCTTGATTCCGTTGTCTGCAAGTGGTTGAAAGAACATTTCCTTTGCTCTTTTTAATGAGGTAAAGCTAATATACTTCCTACGATCAAAAGTATCCCCAAGATCAATAACAGTATCAATTCCACGCTTCTTGATTTCAGGAAAAAAGACCTCGTTATAGAAGGTCTCAAAATGGTCATGAACTCTTTTAGAGTCATTTCTTGCTCCAAAATGTTGATCAGTTATCAGCGCTATCTTCATACTTCTTTCTCATTTCAATTTTTTCAAGACTCATTCTATCTTTCATGCTCATGATATATGCCGCACCAGCTAGTATAATTACTGCTGCTGCTTCTGCTAATAGTCCAAACGGTTCCATTTCTTTACTATGTAATACAATTAGTCTACACAACGCAGTCATTGCAATAATGATAGGAAGCGTTACTGGGATCCTATGACTGACATAAAATGCGCCAACCATTCCTAGTACCTCAGCGTATATAAACAATAAGAACAAATCAGCTAGCTGAACGCTCATATTATTAACCATGGCCATTACTTCTTGGAAAGTAGCAAATAGTGTAGCAATACCAATAATTGCTAATATAAACTGCTCACCAAAAATAGGTAGCTTATTAATCAATTGTTTCGTCATCATCATCTACAAAATTCTCGAGGCCTTTCTTTTTCTTTCTAGCCTCCTTCTTTTCTTCTTCTTTTCGTTCAAAGTTTTCTACAAAGTCAACCATGTAAGGAGTTTCTAGATTAACATATGCTCCTTGATCACCCTGCGCCCCAGCATCACCATGTGATGCTAATTCATCTAACACGAGACTTCTTTCTAATGTCTTGTGCTTAATATACAGCTGCTTTTTTTCTCTTTGAATTCTTCTCAAAAAAGCATAATAAATTATCTGTGTAAAGTATGCAAAAGGATTATCCGACTTATCTGGTTTAAAGTTTTCTAAGTAGTTTATGCAATTTTCAATACCATCACTTATCATTTCATCACGATACGTGTAGTTAATAAAGTTAGGTTTTGTTGATAGACGGGTTGAAATTTTAAGCAAGCACTCCCCAATGTACTCTGGAATTCTTGGCTTATCGTCGCCAGACTCCTCTGCTTCTTTTACTGCATTCAGATAGTCTACCATCTCTGCATATAGTTTTTTGTTGTCTACGTAATGTTCGGATCTTTTCTTAGGCATTAGTGTATTGTGGTATTAGATTCTGGTTCATTCATAGTATCAGTTTCTATTACTTTGTCTCCTGTTAACTCATCTAGTTTGTGTAAAAGCTCATCTAACTTTTCTTGGTTATCCAAGTGGTTCAATTCCCCTTTGTTATTGATAAACTTCATGTAGTGTTGTATAGCATTCTCCTCTAAATCAACTTCTAAGGCAACGATGTTCTTGCGATTAATAGTGGCTTTGTTCTCTTTTGTGAACATTAGCCAATGTGATACTGTCATCATTGGACCCATTGCTGTCTGTTGTTTGTGAACTACAACAGGATTGTAAACAATGATATCTAAAGGATTGGATCCTTGTTGTACTTCAGCTATCAATTCTTCACCGCTAATTAATTTGATACACGCTATTGTCATTTTTTCAGATCCACTTTGTATATTTTGTAATCAAACTTTTCTTCGTTATACATTTTAATACGTTCTGCAAAATGTTCTAACGTGAAGTTTCGTTTAGATTTCCATTGTAGGTTATCCGCAATGTCAAACAAAGTGGCTTGTTGTTTATTGTCACCTCTTCGAAGTCCTCTACCAATAGATTGCAATACTCTAATCCTGGACTTACTCGGAGAGCTGAATATAATATTGTGCAGGCGTTTAATGTTAACACCAGTACTAAAAGTACCAAAGCTCGCCACAATGATTGCATTGTCTTCATTTTCTACAATGCCTCTTATATCTTCTCTAGCTTGACCGTCGACTTCGCCTGAGACAAAAAACACTTTTCTATCTTTGTCTACAGAGTCTTTAATCTTTTTCTTAATTTCATTGTATAGCGGCTTACCATGTTTGTCAACAAACTGATACAGTAAGAGGGTATTGCCGTTTAAACTCAAAGCTAAATTTCTAAGGAAGCGATTACGTGCTTCGTTACGAACTAGAAAGTCTACTTCGTCTTGGTATTTATCATTGGCATGAGTACGTTTAACTTCTTCTGGATACTGTAACTCTAAACATTTAATTTTAAATTGAGCAAGGGTTCCTTTCTTTATCAGTTCATCAGTTGTCGTCACTTTTTCTACTGCACCAAACAAACCTTCTAGTACTAATTTGTGTGTTTGTGTTCCATCTAATGTTCCTGTAAACCCAAACTTATATTTGGTGTTGATTGTTTTTGTCATAATACTTGTTAGAGACTTGCTTTTAAATAAGTGGGCCTCATCGCCTATTACAACATCAAACTGCTCAAACCATTTTCGAGGCATCTTATGAATAGACTGCCACGTACTAATAGTTACTAAATCATTTGTTTCTTTTTCAACACCAGCTGTTATACAATGCATTGATTCATTATAACCGTATGACTTAAAGTCGCCAGCCATCTGTTGTACTAATGATATTGTTGGTACAATAATCAAAGTCTTTTGGTTTAAGTACTTTGATAGCATATAAATGATAAGAGATTTACCACTTGCTGTTGGTGACAACATCAAGGCACGCCTTTTCTTTACTGCATGAGCAAATGCGTCCAACTGATAATCACGAGGCGCAAATGGTAAACCAATTGTTGAAACGAATTCTTTAGCTTCTGCTAAACTAAATTCTTGATCATTGTATGCAGGATCGATTACTATATTATATCCTCTCTCAGATGCAAATCTTTGCACATGAGGTAACAACCCTGAGTAAATACGTTTGGTTGATGGATTGAATAATCTTATTTTTCCATCCCACATTTTATTTCTAACTTGTGGCATGAATTGCATACCTGGCACTGTAAACGTGAAGTAGTCTTGAAGTTCCCAACAAGACCCTCCATCACAGTCTACTGACATATAGACTTCGTTTACTTTACTAACTATTAATGTTTCCATGTTCATCAATAGGGAATATTTTAGAAATAGCTTTTGCACACTCTTGTGCTAGTTGCATATGCTCTAGCTGAGTGCCATTAGCACTTCGTAATTGAATGTAATGGATCCATGATCTCAATGTACCATTTACATACAATCTGGATAGCGTATTCCCTTCAGGTAAAACTACCCTTGCTTGTTCTTTAGCAATACCATTCTGAATTGCCCAAGCATATGTTTGTTTTGCAACTTCAATAACATCACGTTGCTTGCTCCACCATTTCTCGGCTAGCATCTCATCAGGAGTTTTATTTCCACCTAAGCCGTATTCATCTAGTTCAAGTGGAATACTATTTTGACGATTCTTTGGATCCTGTCGTCTTGCTTCTCTAACAACGAAACTCAAATCTTCTAATGGATTTGCATAACGTTGACTGAACTCTTGAAAAGAGAATGATCTGTGTCTAAGAAACTGACGTGCAATGTCACGTGTCGTTTCTACTTCCATACATGCACTAACCATCTCCAAAGGAGACCAATGCTGGTGTTTAATTAAGTATTTGACTAGCCTTTCACTAGTCTCTGTATTCATCTGGTTCTCTGGGTTACTTACTCTTGCACAGAAAGCAACCAGATCAAGTGCAGATAGGTCTTGCTCTTCAACTGGCGTCTGAGACCAGCTTACTAAACGTACGTTCATTAAATTCCTACCTTAAATTTTTCCCATGATATTGCGGCATTGATATTGAATCCTCTATTATTAAGCGATTTAATAATTGCCTCTAAGAAGTCTACCTTCTCTCTTTGATAAGCTAACTTAAGATTGTTATTGATCCAATCCTTATTAGAATCAATGTGAATGTTGAGGTCTGCTTTTAGGATGATATTGTTAATTTGATCCCAACCTCTTTGTGTTAGATCCTCATAGTCCATGTGACCTTGATAATAGCTCCACAAGTCTTTCCACAATTGTTTACTTTCAAGTTCCATCTTCTTGAGAATTAATCTCTCAGTCGAATAAATCTTAAAATATTTACTGTGAAGTTGAGGTATCTTAATGGCCTCTTCGCCTAATTCAGTTCTATCTACTGGAGCGTCCTTACTCCATAGTTCCTGTATCTGTTCTAGTGTCATATTTTTTTTCAAACCATAATCTAACTGCTGTCTTTCTAATGACAGCAAAGAAAAACATTATTGATGTACAGGCTATTGTAGTCTGTAATGCATTAAAAGACAACGACAAACAAACCCAAATAATAGCAAAGTTAATTGGGAAGTTAATAATAGTGCCTAGTATGGTATCGCTGGTAGCTTCTTTAGCTGCTCTCTTGACTTTCTTGTTCAACTGGATTTCCTATATACCATTTTGTAACGGTGTCAACTCTAAAGGATCTCCATGCGTCCTTATCCAAACTCCATACTACAAAATTATCACTCATTGGATCAATATCTTTTACTGTTGCTTCTCTAGGAATCAAATCTGCTTTTAGTGTGCATGGCATGACACGTAATTCACCAGTTCCAATTTTAGTGAACTCTACTGTTACGATTCCTTCTTTTGCTTCTTTTAAAAAGTTAGTTCTGCAAGTTGCATTCATTATATATTCTCTATTTCAAATTTTCTGTATTTGAATGTAGCTGTACATTCAACATAATCTACATCAGCTAGCTGCGTAGAGAACGGAATATCTGATAGAGAAGTAGGAAAGCAGTCCGTAAATGTAACTTCTTTGTTAGGATTCATTGCGCTATTCAATATAGTCAATGTTGCGTCACTAAATACTCGATCATCAGACATTGGGTTATTAGCCTCGTTCACCCATGCAGTAGATTCTGTAAAATCATCGACCCTTAATATTGCTCTCATCCAATTATACAGTTCCATGTAGTTATCTAAGTTTTCATCAACTCTAAATGTGATTACTAGATCACCATATGTTGCTTGATCACCAGGCAACTGTATTTTAGTGAAAGGTGTAGGGACCGGTGTTTCGCCCATTGTTATGGAAGGAATAGCAACATTCTGTACAAAGAAGTTCACTGTCGGGATCTTCTTAATGAAAAATCTATGTCCTAGAGGAGATAGAAAGTTTGTTGTTGTAGGTTCAGTTCCAGTCATAACAGTATTTATAATACTCTCTTAACACTTTAAAGTCAACGCAAAAAAAAGAGGGACCGAAGTCCCTCTTAAAAACCAGTTAAGGTTGTATTACATGATGTTGTTGACCAACACTCTTCTGTAGTACTTGTTAAGGTTTTGTGTTAATGCACCTTGAGCAGAAAGTTCACCAGTTCCTCTCGCAAATGGGTTCTCGACAACACCGTAACGTGTCTTGAATCCAATTTTTGGTTGGAAGGTGTCCTCACCAACCGCTCTCACCATTTGTAGTGGAACGTATGGGCAATAGAACAGACCAGCATCAAATGCTGATGAACCTTTATAACCTACAGTCATGTAGTGTACACCTGAAGAAGGTGCGAAGTAAGGGTCAATGTAGACTCTAATTCTGCCGTTTAATACACCAGCGAATGTAGAACCTGTGTCATCAACTGCTAAGTTGTTGCTGTTCAAAGCAGGAGTGTAATCTAATACACCAGCCATTTGAAGTGCAGAAGCAACGTCAGAAGAACATAACATGATGTTACCTTTTCCTCTTCTTGTTCCTC